TGAAGGGACTGATTGCAACAACCGCCGCTGGCGAATCTATTGGACAGAAAGAAAACGCAAATGACGGAAATGAAAACGCCTTGGGCGAATCAACAAGTGTCAACGCCGTGGAATCCAAAAAGCCCGAAGTCGAAGAAGGCACGCAAAGCACGCAAAGCGAAGGCGCACAGGGCAACAGCGAAAGCGAAAGTGAAGCGGGCGTCAGTCAGGTCGAAGGCGAAAAGGCTGTCATAGGCGAACTGAACGCGTTCACTGCGTTCGTCAAAGCACGCGTACGCAAGGGCGTGTGGCGCGACTTTTCGTTTGACTTGATCACTGCTGAAGACGCACGCGCGTTCAACGCTGACGCCGAAGCAATCGTCAAGGGCGAAACGTTTGACCCGCCTTCTTCAGTACGCAACGCCGCACAGCGCGCGCTTGAATGGATCAAGCAAGGCAACGCCGGTCAGGGTTTCACAGCAGTAGGACGCAAGCGTGCGTCAGACTTGGCGCGTGGTGCTGGCGTGTCTCTCGAAACTGCAAAGCGTATGAAGGCGTACTTTGATCGTCATCAGCCCGACAAAGACGCGACAGGTTTCACTTCAGGCGAAGACGGCTACCCGTCCCCCGGACGTGTTGCTTGGGACGCTTGGGGTGGCGACGCGGGCTACGCGTGGGCGAAGCGCATTGTCAGTGCAAGCGAAAAGGGAGCCGTTGCGGATAGCGATAACCCTTTAGATATCTACGGCAACTTCTAAAAGAAGCACAAGAAGTTCCCGACTTACAAACAAAGCACGCAATTGAACGACACTACGCGCCGTTGATTCTTGAAGCGTTGTCACGTGGCATTACGGGAATCGGTGACGCAATCGAAGAAGCGTTGACTGCCGAAAAAGCGATTAGCCCTGAAGACGCGTTCAATCGTGCTGAACGTTCAGTTGGCAAGCACGTCAAAGTTGACCCGACTGCACTAGCAAACACTGTCAAGAATCTGTACGGCGACGCCGCGTTGCGTTCGACAAAGTATGCGATCAAACAAATGGGCGGTGCAGGCGTAGGCGCGAACCTTGACCGACTTGTTGCAGGCGTGAAATGGGACAATTGGAAGCCGGGGTCTGACGCAGTTGCGCTGTCGCAGTACCCGTCTGTGCTGAAAGACTTGCTTGATTCTTCGTACTTGCTTGCTGAAGGCGTGAGCGACACAACGAAGAAGCGCGTTGCACAGCAGATTGCTGACGGCATTCGTGCAGGGTCGAACTATCAAACAGTGAGCAGAAACATAAACGCAGTGATCAACGACCCGTTGCGCGCTGAAGTCATTGCGATTACTGAAACGAACCGCGCGTTCAATCGTGCGTCAATCATTGCGTACACGTCAGGCGGCGCGAAGAAGTGGGAATGGATTGCCTACGGCGGGGCGTGCGATAAGTGCGCAAGCAAAGCAGGTATTGACTTTGACGTGAACGACCCGATACCACCACTGCACCCCGACTGTCGTTGCGGGGTCACGCCTGTTCTTGCAGGCGCGGGCAATCTTGACTTGGGCGGGAACATTCCACCGACAAACGTTGTGCCGCCTGTGAACGTCGTACCGCCTACGCCAAAGCCACCCGTCACGCCACCTGTGCCACGTCACCCGATCAACGCGGAAGCAGTTGTCAACACAACGTCACAACAGACGCTTGAACCGTTCACGTTGCCTGAATACACAAAGTCAAACATTGTCTTTGCTGACCACGTTGAAGCCAAGCAATGGCTTGCTGACCGCAAGATCAACTACGTAGGCAACGACGCTGAAAATTATGACTTGCGTTTCTTCAACGATTTTGCGTCAGCAGTCACAGACGTTGAAACGCAGTACGGCGTACCGATATCTGACTACATTCAGGAGTTTGGTTTTGCCGCGGCGCCACGCTCGAATTGGAATGCGTGGGCGGGATACACAGATACAGGTTTGGAAGAATCCCGTTTTGGTGCAACGTACAAAACAACAAAAGTTATGTTCAACAGGGACAAGGCGAGAAATTACGACGCGTTTGACGCAAGAAATATGCAAGACGCAAAGACTAGGTACACGGTTAGCAATGGTATCTACGGCATTGTTAGACACGAACTAGGACACACGTTGCAGTGGACAACAACTATTGACGGCATTGAAAGACCTTTGCCTTGGAAGTTGACAACTAAGTCAAAGTTGAACCCGATTTCAGTCGGAATGCGTGAAGCGGGGTATCGCGACGGACGCGGACTGAAGAAGGACTTGATCGCACAAGACCTTTCAAGATACGGCGCAACAAACGAATTTGAATTCCACGCTGAAGCAAGCGCGCTGTTCAGTGACCCCGCAAGGTTCAACGCGTTGCCTGAAGAATCGCGCAAGCGACTGTTGCACTTTCAATCAGTTATGAACAAACAAAATCAAAAGAACAACGGACCGCACGCCGTATTGCTGAAAGAAGAAGACGCAACGCAACCTACGTCAGACAATCAGGATTGGTCAGATTGCATTCTTGACGACGAAGGCAACATTGTTCTAATTGGGTTCGTCAGCGAATAGTCGTTGCGCCGGTAGTGAATATCTGCCAAACTAACGAACAAGACATTCGGAAGGATTCAAAACAATGGCGCAAGACCTCACCTACGTTGGACTTGGCAACCTGATCGCAAAGCGTGGACCAAACGACGAACTGTTTGTGATTGGCAAGGCAACGGGCGACGACTTAGACCTTGACCACCAAATCTGTGACGCGGCTTGGCTGAAGTCTGCAATGCCTTTGTGGTTTGAAACGGGCGCAAACGTTCGCGAACAACACAGTTCAATCGCCGCGGGTGTTGGTATCGAATTAGAGAACAGTGGTTCCGACTGGTACTTGAAGTCTGAAGTCGTTGATCCCGTCACTGCTCGAAAAGTAGAACGCGGTGTTCTTCGTGGTTATTCAATCGGTATCAAGGGCGCACGTGTAGTCAAGGACGCAAGCGCGCCCGGTGGACGAATCGTTGACGGTCAGATTGTCGAAATCAGTCTTGTTGATCGTCCCGCTAACCCGACTGCACGAATTGAGATTGCGAAGGCAGTGGACGGCGGTTCGCTTGAACTAATAAAGTCGGACACTATGGAGACAGAACGCACGCCAAGCGCACGCGACAACGAAGAACTGTACCCCGCTGTTGCAGTCTGCCCCGGTTGCAACGGTCTTGGAACTGTCACTGACAACCCCGGCGTGCTTGATAAGACGTGCGAAATCTGCAACGGCACTGGCGAAAAGCCCCGCGACTGGAACGCTGACGAAGGCGGGTTGAGCGTCACCGACGACGACGCCAACCACGAAATCAAAACGATTGTCATTGACGAGCCCGAAGACGCACCTATTGACGTGATCGCTGAAGGCGACAAGCCGAACGACATTGAAGCACTGCCTATCGAAGAATCAAAGTCATTGACCGTTGGTGAGGTCAAGGCATTGTTTGCAAGTCAAGAAGTCAAGAAAGAAGTCAAGCACGACGAAGCAACGTTGCAGTCTGTACGCGCGGGACTGATCGCGCTAATGAAGGCTGAACTTGACGAAATGCTTGCTGGCGAAGACGACGAAGTTTGTGACGTGAAAGAACTTCTTTGCGCGCTTGAACTTTTCTTGTGCTGGTGGAACGGCGAAAGCGAAGAAAGCGAAACGTCGAAGCCGTTCACTATGGAATCGGAATATGAGAATGAGGACACTATGGCATTTGTAGGACTAGGTGTATCGGCTGACTTGATCAAGGCGGCAACTGCTGTCGAAGCAAGCGACACCGACAAAGAACTATTGCGCGACGAAGTGTTGAAAGCACTTGGCGTTGCAGACACAATCGCAGAAACGAAAGCGACACTAGAAGTGCAGGAAGAAACTCTCAAGAGTTTGAACGCTGAACTTGCCGCTATTCGTGAACTAGCGACGCCGGGTGGCCCCGCCATTCGGCAAACGCAGACGCAGGCTTTGAAGTCTGCTGACGCGGAACGACTTCAGAACGACGCGGCGCGTATGCGTACGCTCGCCGCTGAAATGATTGACCCTATCTACAAGGCACGCTATTTGGAAAAGGCAGAATCACTTGAAGCCGACGCCAAGCGCGTGTTGCGCGGATAACAACTCCTACTACTTCTTGAAAGGAAGTAATCAAAATGGCTTTTGCCGCCCCACAAATTGACGAACTATTCGGTGGACTTCCCGCCGAATCACGTCTTGACCGATTTGAATCATTCAAGTCAGCGTTGTCTGCTTGCCACCAAAGCACGCAGATTGCCGCCGCTAATGGTTCGATCTCGTTCAACGGAACGTCCATTGTTAAGACCGCTTCAGTTGCCGAACGCATTGCTGACGTTCGTGACAGTCTGACTAAGACTTACAGTGCTGACCAAATTGCTGACGTGACGACTGCGCTTGACCGCGCCGCCGATCTTCAGAAGGACTGGTCACTTACTAACCCGCTGAACACTACGCCATACGGCAACATCGGTATGGTTCCGTACAACCTTGACCCCGCACTTGCACTGCTCGTTCCACGCAACTTCACGTTGCGCAACAGCACGCCACGTATCGGTGCAGTTGGTCAGGCTTACGAATTCCGTCGTATTCTCGGTGTCTCTAACTCCAACACTGGTGGAGTAGCCAACCTGAACACGTTCTTCGCGACTGGCGTATCTGACACCTTTGGTGCCGTTTCGCTTAACCGTCCAAAGAAGATTTCGTACGCCGCCGACCGAATCGTTCTGTCGCACAAGCAACAGGGTGTTTCTGACAGCGTTGACATGCAGGCGCAGTTTGCTGGCATGGGCTTCACTGACTTGCGTCAACTTTCACACACGTCTGCGATTTGGTCGCATATGTTGGGTGAGGAGCGCAACATGGCTAACGCCCGTAGCACTGCTTTAGTGTTCGGTGCTGGCACGCCTGTTGCCGCTGTTGATTCAACTACTACCGGAACGGGTCTTCCCGCTGGTGCCGCAACTGTAATCATCACCCCCGTTTCTTCAATGGGTGAAGGTCAGGGCGTTGCCGCTGGTTCGATCACTGCTGTTGCTGGTCAGGGTGTCAAGTTGACGACCGTCCCCGTAATCTCGCAGGGAACGCTTGGTATCTCGTTCTACGTGACGATTACTTCAGGTGGCGCAATCTACAAGGGAACGACTACCCGCACCGACGGTACTTCACCTACCACGTTCGTACTTGTTGGGGCTAACCCTTCGACTAGTGCTGACAACGGTTCGTACTCTGCTAACGCTTACGACGGCTACGTTCAAACGTTGTCTTCGTCTGCCGCCGGATACGTCAAGGCACTGAACGGAAGCCTTTCGACCGCCGAACCCGGTGCCGAATTTCAGGACGCTTTCGCGTCGCTGTTCAACAGCGTGCTTGGTGACCCTGACGTGATCTTGACCACTGCGGCTATTCGTCGCGCGTTGGCTAAGAACTTGCAGGCTGGCAACAACGGATACCGTCTGAACTTTCAGACCGGTTCTGACGGTGCGACCATTGGTTCAGTCGTGACTGCTATTCAGAACGAATCAACCGGAAAAATGGTTGACGTTATCGCCCACCCTTACCTGCCTGCCGGTACTGCGCTCGTTCACACGCGCGCACTGCCATTCCCAGACAGTGGTGTCAGCGAGACTGTTCAGGCTGTCAACGTTCAGGACATGTTGGTCATTGAGTGGCCACAGATTCAGTTGGGCTACGACTTGTCCACCTACCAGTACGGTACGCTTGCTTTCCGCGCGCCAGCATGGTCAGGTGCGATCACGAACATTGTTGCCTAGTCACTAGGCGACAAACGTCGCAAACAAAGAATGCCCGCGTTGGTGTAATAGCCGACGCGGGCTTTCTTTGTGTAGCCTGTCGGTATGCGTTTAGTCGGCAGGGATAAAGGTTTGAAAGAAGTCAGCGTTGGCGGTGGAGTGATACCCCGACAGAAAGACGGAACGTTTCACGTATCAGGCGCAACAGCGTCAATACTTAGAAAGTCAGGAGACTTTGCGGTGGCTGGTGTGACATTTCGAAACGCTCGCGGGTACGTGTGTGCAGACTGCAACTTTGTGGGACTGTTCCCTAAGTGCAAATGCGGATCGACGAACACAACGCCCGACGACGAAGTTGAGGAATAGCAATGGTTATTGCGTCATTCAACCTCGCGGAGAACAACCGCGTACCGTACGTGACTGCTGACGAAGTACGTTTCAGCGCAACTGCTTCAGGCATTGACTTCAGCAATCTTGTGGAAAACGCTAGTCAAGCAGTGCAAGAACGCGCGTTGAACGAACTGATCGTGCGCGCGTCAGTCAAGGCAGACAACTATTGCTTGGGCGCGCTTGGTACGTTATGCGCTACCACTAACACGGAGAACGGACGCTACCGCGCGAACCGTCAAGGGCAAATCATCATTCAGCCTTACTGCTGGCCTTTGCTCGAAATCAAGACGTTCAAGATTGGATATGGACCCGGTGACGGAATGAACAACGTCCCGTTGAACAACAACAACTGTTCGATTGAACGCTTTCAATTCATTGTCACGCCCACGTATTCGACGGGCATTCAGATTGGCAACTTGGGACTTGTTGGCGGTCAGTGGGCTAACGGCAATTATCAGCAGTTCGTTGAGTATTCGTACGTTAGCGGATTTGCGAACACGTTTCTTTCGTCTGCTGTCACTGTCGGCGCAACGTCAATCGTCGTGCAGTCGTCAACGGGTATCTACCCCGGCACAATTCTGAACATATGGGACGGGCAAAGCGACGAAACGGTTCAAGTTGCGTCGTCATACAACGGCAGTTCACTGACACTGCCATTGACTTCAGGCATACTGAACAAGCACAGCAAGGGCGTGAACGTGTCTCAACTGCCCGCTACCGTCAAGCAGGCGGTCATTCACTTCGTTGTCGCAATGGTCAAGCAACGAGGTCAGGGCGGTCTTGTGCTGAACGAGATTGGCGAACCGTCTGACGTGTCAAGCGCAACAATGACTTCAGCAGTTGACGAAGCACTTGCCTACGATCTTCTTGACGACTTTCAACAAATGGTTGGTCGCGCCTAGTGTCACGCGCAACTGTTCGCGAGGCAATTGCGTCGTACTTAGAAAACGCCGACATTGCGCACCTGACAACGGTGAAGCGATTCCCGCCAAAGTTCACGCCTGAAGGTGAATTCTTTGACGACGACGAACCGGGGCTTGCGTCAGGCACGATTTTGTTTTTGTACTTTCAAAGTCAAGACGAAACGCGCATTGCATTAGGCGGCGCACACAACGGACGCAAGGCAGTTGAGTACACGTTGATTCTTGATTGCTACCTACGAAGCACGCACAGAAAGTCTGAAGACGCGGCAAGCGACAACGAAGAATTCATTGACGCATTGACTACTGCAATTCGCGCTGATCGTCAGGCAGGCGCGCCCGCAGTTGTCTTTCAATGGGGCGAAGGTTCGTTCCCCGGCAGTGCCGATATTTCTGTGACGGTTGATTACCCGCGCGTGTTGCGCGGTAGTGGAAGTGCAACGCAGATTTACAGTAACGTGCGGGTGTCGGTAATAGAGATTTTGGAGTCCTAAGAATGGCACAGTTCAAGTACACGGGCGAACAGTCGCTTGTTTTTGTTGACGTGACTGACGTGTCAACGGGCGGCACGTTGCTTGCTGTCCCCGGTGAGACTTACGAACTTGACGCTTGCCCTGACACGTCGCTATTCAAAGCCGCTAAGAAATCAACTGCTACTGAAGGAACTGAAAACTAATGGCAACCTTTCAAACTAATAACTCATTTCTAGGACTTGGCATTGAAGCAACGCGCGGAACTGCGTCGTCTGCGATCAAGTGGATTCCTATAACGTCGCCACAGGTGACACCTATGCAGGCTTTCTTGCGTGACGAAGCGTTGCGCGGTTCTGCTGTTGCAGTGTACGACCACGTTGCGGGCGTACGTCACGACGAATACGACGTGAAGGGCTTTTTGTACCCCGACACGTTCCCCGTTCTTGTGCGCGGTATCTTGGGCGGCACTGACACTGTGACCGGCAGTGCGCCTTACACGCACACAATCCCGCTGTTGAACAACGTTTCAGGTTCACAGCCACCAAGCCTCACGATTCAAGACTTTGACGGTGCGAACACGTTCCAAATGTTGGGCGCGCAAATGTCCGACTTGAACTTGACGTTCGGTGCTGAAGCCGCTGTTGAGTGGTCTTCAAAGTTTGTCGGCAACCCGTACACGAACATTGCAGTACCAAGCGCAACGTTCAGCACACAGCCTTTCGTGCCGGGTTGGAACGTCAGCGTTTCTATTGGCGGTACTTCGATTGCGTACGTCATTGACGGCGAGATCAACATTTCGCGCAACACTGCACCTATCCACACAATGGGAACGCAAGCCCCGCGCGTCAACTTTGCTGGTCCGATTGACGTTTCAGGACGTATGACGCTTGTTGTTGATTCGACTTCAGACTTGTTCACTATCGGTTCAAGCGCCTACGGTCTGTACGACAACTCGCAGATTGTCGTTGTGACGCTGACTGACCCCGTGAATTCGTACAGTTCGACGTTCACAATGTCGAAGGTTCAGTTCACTGACCCGAAGCGCACACGTGGCAAGGCGTTCGTTGAAGTTGAAGTGTCGTTCAGTGCCGCCGCTAACTCAACTGACAGTGGCGGTACGGGATACAGTCCGATCAAGATTGTTACTACGAACGGAATCAGCGCGGCGTTCTAATCCGCTAACCTGTCCCTAGTGCTAAACGAAGGGAACAGCAATGCCTGTTATTGAACTGCCAAACAATCAAAGCGCGACGATTCTGACGCGCAACGAAGTGCCACAGCGACTAGGACGTGTGCTTGATCGTTCGTACGTTCGCGCTGGTTCTGTTGCCGCGTTAATTGTTGAGTACGGTTACGACGAAAACGATTCAACAACGTGGGCGCGCGCGCTTGGCAAACTGACACCTGAAGAATCAGACGACCTAGACGCGTATCAGGCGTTGCTTATTGCGTCACTTGTGAAGTCTTGGACGCTTGGCGACTTGCCTACTGTTGACACTGCACTTGATCTTCCGAAGGCAACGTTCGACATTCTTGCAACTGCGTGCGCTACTGAATACAACAACGTGCCTGACTTTTCGCCAGACGCGGTTACTGACCCTTTAGTGGATACCGCCAACTGAACAAACTGCAAGCCGCGCTTTCAGGCGCGACAGACGTGGCGGTTGATTACGAATTGCAGTTGTTGTTTCACGAATATTCGTACCGAACAATATTCAACTTGACGCACGAACAGTACCTTGACGAACCCGTCGGCGTTGTGGAATGGTTGTTGGCAATCCATAGAGAAATTAACAATGACACAGTTTCGCGTAGTAGTTAGCAATATGGCGCAGGTTCAATCTGCGTTGAACAAGCGCATTGCGTTGATTGACCGCGCTTCCTACGTGATCGTTGAAGAAAGTGCGAAGGCAATTCGCAAAGAAGCACAGGCACGTTTTCGTGGTCGCCCGCTAGGTTCAGTACGCAAGAAAGGCGCGAAGGGTGCAAAGTACAAATCGAAGGGCGTTCACGTCAACAAGAAGACGGGCGCAATCACTTCGTTCGCACCGGTCAACGGAAGCCCTACTAATCGCACCGGCAATCTTTCCAGCAGTATTGAGTACGCCCTACTACACGTTGCACCGGGACGTTGGGGTGTGACTGTCGGACCAACAATGCAGTACGGACGCGCTGTTGAACTAGGCAGTCCACGTTGGAAGACGGGCAACAAGTTCCCGTACTTGCAACCGGGCTACGAAGCCGCCTTGCCATATATTCAAGAGGTCTATCGCAATACTTGGAACCGCGCCCTAAGATAGCGGCGTGTCCGGTGCATTCCTTCCCCCTGTAATTGTCAAACTGATTGCAGACGCTCGCGAATTCAACGCGACGACAACTAGCGCAATCAACGGCGTTCAACGCATTGGCAGTGCTGGCGATACTGCGGGCAAGAAACTTGGTTATCTCGGACAAAGAATTGCAACGGGAATCATTGCGGGCGGCGTTGCCGTTAGTGTCGCGTCAATCAAAATGGCGGGTGACTTTGAAAGTGCAATGACGAAGTTGGTGACGGGTGCAGGTGAAGCCGAATCAAATATCAAAATGATTCGAGACGGCATTCTTTCGCTTGGCGGTGAAGTCGGGCAAACGCCAAAACAACTTGCCGAAGGTATGTACTTCATTGGTTCTGCTGGTTTTCACGGCGCAGAAGGTTTGAAGATTCTTGAAGCCGCCGCACAAGGCGCGGCAGTCGGTGGCGCAGAAATGATGACCGTTGCCAACGCAGTCACAACCGTTATGACGAACTATGGAATGAGCGCAGACCAAGCGGCGGGCGCAACAAGCGGACTTGTTCGCACAGTCTCATTGGGTAAGACAACGTTGCAAGATTTGTCGGGCGCGCTCGCAAAGGTTCTGCCTTTGGGTTCGGCGGTTGGTCTTTCGTTTGGCGAACTTTCAGGCGCACTTGCGACAATGACCGCTTCAGGTGTCACAGCAGATATGGCTTCTGAACAGTTGCGCGCAATGATTTCAGGACTGATTAGCCCGTCACACGAAGCGAAACAAGTTCTTCAAATGATTGGTATGACTTCACAAACAGTCGCAGAAAACTTGAAGAATCCAAAAGTTGGTCTTGCTGGCACGCTAGATATGATCGGCAACAAGTTGGCGAAGGTACTGCCGGGGCAAACTGCGTTGCAGACTGAAGCGTTTGAAAAGTTGACGGGTGGTATCACTGGTACGGGCGCACGCTTGCTGTTGACGGGTACGCACTTCCAGACTTTCAAGGACAACATAACCGCAGTCACAGACGCGACGAAGAACGCGTCAGGTGAAGTCATAGGGTTTGACAAAGCACAGCAAACGTTGAACTTCAAGTTGCAAGCACTGAAGTCACAAGGGCAAGGCATTCTGATCAACTTGGGTGAAGCGTTGTTGCCAACTGCAAAAGCGTTGGCTGATTGGGCGACTGGTGCAATTGCGTTCTTCAAGAAGCACCCTTTGATTTCGGAGATTGCAAAGGATTCTGCGATAGCCGCGTTTGCGTTATCAGTAGCGGCAAAGTTGAAAAAGGGTTTTCAAGCAGTTGTAGGACTATTCAACTTTGGAAAAATTGCCGCGCAGATTGCGGCGATAGGTGCAAACACGTCTGCGTTGATTGCAAACACTGCCGCGTTGCTTGGCAAAAGCGTTCCTGACGCAGTTCCAAAAGTGACAAAAATTGGAACCGCAGTCAACACAATAAAAAATGTTGGTACCAAAATTGGCGGTGCCGCCAGAATAGGCGCGGCGGCAGAGGCGATTATCCCCACTGCGGTTATTGCCGCCGCTGACTTAATAGCAACTAATAAAAGTACAACAACAAAACTGACCGAAAAACAGTTGAAGAAATACGAACCGGAAAAATGGAAAGAAATTGAAAAGTTGCTTGGCGGCAAAACACAACTAGGCAACTACAACATTGGAACGGATTCCGA